TCAAACCAATCCAACCCGATTTCTCATCCATCCATAGACGAAGCTTTCGTTGTTTTCCCTGGCTTGAGTGATATCCAAATAACGGCCGCCTTGGCTGCAGTTGAGCGATTTCCACAATACAACTTCACCCTCTTGGCCACGTTTGCTTAAGAACGCCTTCAGAGCAGTGATTGTTGCTGGACCAACTTGGCCATCGATGACCAAATCTTTGTAATAAGACTGCTTGTTGTTGAATACATTTAACCAACGCTGCAGAAATACAGCTGCGGTGTTCTGACCCATGTTAATTCCGGTATCAATAACCTCTTCACCAACAATTGCACTAACTGCGTGTATGTCGTCAAAGTTAACCCGTTGCACGTATTCGTTTAGATAGAGTGAATAGGCTATCTCCGGCGTCAAGCTAGCCATTGAGCCTTTGTAGCCTAAGCGACGAGCCGTAGCTTCTGTTATGCCGTAAGTAGTATCTCCGCCCAGGTCATCAACGTGGTTTGATCTGAATCCTTCCTTTTTCATAGCTTCAAGGATGATTTCATTAATAGTTCTTGGTTTAGGTATACACATAGCGTTCTCCTTTGGTTGCCATGTGCATTCTTATCTTGTTGGGAAACCCTTAAGAGGGCGTTCTTTAAGGTGTCGATACACTAACGTACGTTCTCTTACCCCATATAAAGAACGCCCATCATAAAAAGGCGCTTCGACTCCCTAATTGTTCTGTCCCCCGCACCCCCTTAGAGAATATGGGCGCGCAGACAGGGCTCTGGACATGAAAAATAAGATGGCGGCTTGAGTCTGCTCTGTCAATTCCGATGTCACGCATACTTAGTCAAAACCTGTGAATATATGGAGTATCTTTCTCAATGCCACATTTCTACTGGTTTTGTAATAAATTTACGCCCATGAATTAGTCTATTTTTCCCATGCATTCGCTTTGTTTTTCCATGTATTGGCAAATTGATCAATTTTGCGCTGCTCTTCTTTCTTTTCTTTCTTTATTTAATAAAAAGAGAGAGATAGATAACTAGGAAAAGAGAAATGCGCGCAAATAGGTCCCCATAGATAATTTTTATTGTTCATTTTTTATCCCATATGTTTTTTTAAGCTCCATATGTTTTTCCATGGATTATTTAAAGCCCTCCAAATTGCTGAAAGCCTTGTAAATACTAGCTTCAGTTAGATCTCACTTAGCGAGCCCACAAGTCCATGGATTTTTCTGCCCCTGCCAAAGAAATGAAAGCTTCATCAACCCAATCGGATCTAATTGATCAATTTCTTACCTGGAAGCAGGAGAATGAGAATTGCAGTGCTAGGACAGTGAGGAAATATCGAGGGTTGCTTAACCAACTGGGGAAGTTTCTGGACGGAAACTTTGCTAACGCTGAGCTTAAAATTTTGGAGCAGTTCTCTGGCGGCTGGTTGCATCGAGCTGGTTATTCAGCAGCATCGAGAAAAGTTGCTGTTGCTGCTATTCGAGGGTTTTATTCTTTTCTTGCTAAACGCCGTATGGTTTCTAAAAACCCGGCTCAAGATTTGGTTTACCCCCGAATGGGACGCAGGCTTCCAAGGTTCATGGGGCTTAAAAGTGCCGAGGCATTATTGTTTCAGCCTGACTTATCGTCATTATCTGGTGTTCGAGATAGTGCTATGTTGGCATTACTCATTGGTTGTGGCTTTCGGGTTGCTGGTTTGTGTGGGTTGAATGAATCACAGTTAATCTGGTATCAGTATGGTGAAGTTGAGCGTTTGGCCATAAGAACATTAGAGAAAGGTGAACGTGAGCGTTTAGTGCCGGTACCACTTGAAGCCATGCTTTTAGTCCAAGCATATCTTGGCCACCAAGACTTAAGAAATGTTGACCGCTTACTCGAGAACGGTGATCAAGTATTGTTTGTTAATTTGCGTAATCGCCACGTTCCTGAATGGGAACATCGAGGCGAGTTGCGTCGTTTATCTACTCGAGCAGTCGATAGAATGATAAAACGATACGCTATTGATGCCGGAGTTCCTGAAGACCAGGCACATGCTCATGCTATTCGCCACCTGTTTGGTACCGAGCTGGCCGAGTCCGATTCCTCTACACTGCAAATCCAAGCGCTAATGGGACATGCTGACCCGAAGACCTCAGAAATTTACACTCATATCTCGATGCGTAAGATGACTAATGTTCTCGATAAAGGAAATCCATTAAGTAAGATGGACACTCCAGTTACGGCATTATTGAATGAATTCAAGAAAGGTAAATTGGTATGAAGCTAAGGCCATTGCACGATTGGGTAGTCATTGAGCGTGATAAGCCGGTTGAAGGTTTGCTTTGGGTTCCCGATAAACCAGTTAATCGCGGTACCGTTAATGCTATAGGGCCAAAGGTTAAAGAAGTAAGTGTTGGCCATGAAGTCCAATTCAATCCTTATTCAGGGTTAGAAGTAACATGTAATGGCCAAACCTGGTTGTTTATTAACGAAGCAGAGATTTATTTCATTAGAGATCGTAACTAATAAAGATGTCAATTCGTAGCATTCAATCACTGATATCGCTGATATTTAGGCGCTCAATAGCCACAAATCTAAATAAAGCTGAGTTTAATTCTCTAATGAGTAGAGTGGCACACTTGCAGGAAAAGCTTTCTATTCATGCAACAAGCTCAGGAGTTGGTTCAGCGTTCTACTTTTATAAATCTGTAATTGATAGAGACTTACGCAAAGCTGATAAAGTCATAGATACCTTTAAGTGAAATCAATAATCCTCAGTTAATAAAACTCCCTCTCCCCATTTCAAGTTTCTAAATTTTGAGTGCTCTACACAGACTTCCTTACTGCACTTTAACGTCTTAGAACTTATATAACCCGTCTTTAACTTATTTTCTAAATTCAGGTATACTGGATGTTGTCGGACGATTGCGTGAGCCTTGAGAACTCACCTTCGAAACGACCAAACTCTGAAATGTGATATATATCACTAGCTGCACATACTAACAGAATGCGCAGTTCATCAGCTTACTGTGGTGACCGAGCCTTTGTGTTTACTGGATACAGTTTTCATAAAGGACTAGGTAATGTGCAGTTCAATTCAAAAATATCTAGATGTACTTAAGGATCATCAGGTCACTGCTCATGGGGTGGGGGCTCGGCATAAAGATTTACCCCTGCCAATAGAGGGGGGTAGGTACCTAGATAACTACACCAAATTAGAACTTTCATTAAGTGACTTTGAGTTAGAAAAAGCATTTAGCTGTTTACCTCTTCCAAGCCATTGGGCTGAAATCCAGAACCATATCGGTGCATTAAAGTTTTTAGAGCTGTGGAGAGGATTAGAAGAACTTCGGACTGGTCATCGGTTACGCATTCAAATTGGTAAGTTGAAGGACAAACACCTTCAGATGACCACTGATGAGTTTGAGCTTTGGCTTGATGCTCAGCGTTTATCTAAGCCTTGGTTTGAAGTCTACTATTCGACATCTCCGGAACAATATCGCTTTATATGGAAAACTCTTTACGACGTTGCTTTCTATCCGGGAAGACGAACGCTGCGAGTTTACGTCCCTCTTTTTAATACCTGGAATACTCATTTAAAACACATTCTAATGTTCAGCCTTCTTAATGCAGGCGTCCCCAAGTACAAAGTTTCACAACACCTTTTATTTTGGACTGGCCAAACCGCGTCGCAATCACGCATCAACTTAGCTTCAAAGATGATTACTGATTTGAATCCCTCCAATCACAATCAAAAATCAGGCGAAATGGTGTGATGAACGAGCATAAACAGCCAAAGTCCATGATTACATTCAAGTGCGCCTCTTGTGATTACACATTTAAGAGCGAAGCATCACGCATTGAAGAAGAACCAAACCGAGCGCATCCGTATCGATATTTCGCTATTTGCGACAGCTGTCAGCGCGAAGTGCAGCAAGTTCCTTGGGAGGTCGGTCAGTTCTGTGCAGTACTGGCAGCGACAGGACCAAGAACAACGGAAGGCAAAGCCAAATCATCAGCTAATTTGCAGGAAGTAAGTAACAGAGGTGTTAGTCGATTCAACGCACTTAAGCACGGCGCCAACGCAAAAACAGCCTTGTTTTTCCCTGCTCGACCTGGCAAATACCCGCAGTGTAAAACCTGCGATGTTGACCATGCCTATTGCGCGACTCAGCCTGCTTGTATTAAACGCACTGAACTGATGATGCAGCACCTAATCGCCTTTCAGTCCAATGACCCAACAAAACTCACTGAACTTCATGCTATCAACCAGGCGAACTTGGCCGCGATATTTCAGGACATGATGCAAACCATCGTGTCTGATGGTGTAGCTTTGCGTAATCCCGTTTATGACTTCGATAAAGAAGGCGGTTTCCATATTGGTCAGTACAAAAATGATCATGGCGTGATGGAAACTATTGAGGAAGTGAAAGCGCACCCACTGCTTAAGCCAATGCTTGAGATGCTGAGCAAAAACAACATGTCGATGGCTGATCTCAATATGACGCCAAAAGTCCAAGTTGATCACGGCATCGAGATGGGTAAAACGCTGGAACATGAAGATGAACGTGAATCTGCGCTTGAATATCAACGCAAGATGTCAGAACAAATGAATGGATTGCGAGACATGATCTCCCGTTCTAAGCAACGAGTAAGAAGTGACGATATTTTGCTGGAACACAATCAGGAATATTCTGCAGAAGACGCTGATGTCATTGATGGCGAGGTAAATAATGGCTGAACGCGTCACAGCGAAAGAGCGGGTTGAAATCCAGAGCAGAGCTGAAACTGAGATTATGCGATATGCCGGAAATCACGGCATGTGGCACAAACATGTTCACAACGTAGAGCTTGACCCAGTCCAGTTGCTCAAAATGGAAGAAATGGATTCGCACCAAAACACGGTTGATTACAGTTGCCGTCGTACTGGTAAAACTGCCGTCAAAGAAATGTACTTTTTGGAGTACAACGCCATCAATGGCGATCAGGAGGGCGGTATTGTTGCGCCTCGTGAAGCCCAGTCATTGGTGAATCTTAGTTATCATCTGGATGCGATTCGCCGCTCTGACATTTTGAACGGATTTATCGCTTATAAATCGGGGCGTAAGCAGCTGGCAGACACCTACTACGAATTCGCTAACCGTTCAAAAGCGCGAGCTTACGGCATCATGGCCAACGTCGATGGTGGTGACTTAACCTGGGCATCATTAGAAGAAGTTGATGATATGGATTCTGATCGTCTTTACGGTCGATTCCTATTGATGATGGGCTCCAATCGCCGCTTAGGTGCCAGTAAAACAGCCATCAACAAACCACAAATCCGCATCACTGGAGTATTCAAAGGCGCTGATACTCTCAGCGGGTTGATAGATTCTGGCGAATATAGCTGCCTGCCAACGGTTGATTGCTACCTTGGTATTGAGCTCGGGATTCTGAATGAAGAATTCATCATGTCGATGCGTAAGCAGTTGCCGGAAGATGAATACATTCGTCAGCTGCTGTGCATTAACGTTGCCGCTAAAAACTTGATTTGGGAAAAGTACATTCGTTACGCCATTCAGGTTGGCGTTCGCATTGGTTTGGAACCAGTAGAGCCGGAACCTTACACCGTTTACAAAAAACGTGGCGTACTCTCTTTTGGTTATGACCATACAGGCCACGGTGAAAACCTAGCTTCCTCTCGTTCTTCGCTGATTGTCGAAGAACAAATCGGTAATTTTTCGGTCGTTATCTTCGCTAAAACTTGGCACCCGGGAACGGATGAAAGCGTTATTCGTAAAGATTTGGTCGGATTCTGGCGTTACTTTCGCCCGGATTACGCCATCGGTGACGCCTTTGGTATCGGGCTTATCACGCAGGTTAACGATGATCTATTTGCTGAAGGCTTAACGCAAATCGACCGCAAAAGTATTGGTGGCGGTGAGAGCACGGCAACCACATGGCCAGAATGGGCGTTTTCCCCTTTACGTTTTGAAGGCATGGCTAAACACCAAATGGCTCAGTCATTACGTAGCGCATACCACAACCGCCAAATGGTGCTTCCTTACGTTGATGATCGGGACACTGACCCTGCATTAGAAGATTACGTCAGCCTACCAAGGCAGCTCAAAAACATCAAACCATCACCTGTGAAAGCGGGCAGTTACAGCAGTTATCAGATGGTAAAGAAAGCTCTAGGTGATGACTTATTTGACGCGCACATGGCTTCACATTGGGCGTTAGTCACACAAGGCGCTGCGCCAGTACCAAGCATCATCACTATTCACCATAAAACACGCGAACAACTTCTAGGCGCACCAAGCGCATTCGATCAGCTAAGGAATTTACGATGAGCAAGTTCTCCCAAATTTGGGCCATCTTGAGAAATAGACCTCTTCCTTCCGCGCCTAATACATCAGGTAACCATCATGGAGAGGCAACAACAGAGAAAGGTCATATTGCTGATCCGGAGCGTTCGGTGCAGTACCTCTATGACCAAATGCAAATTGACCCTCAATTAAGAGCGGCCATCGTAACTATTCGATATATGGATAAGGTTGATCCAAGGGTGAAGAAAATCCACCGTCGTATAGCTCGTGATGCCACTAAAGGCGGTTTGAAGTTGCATTGGATTGGCAAAGAAAGCCCACGAATTAACAAACTATGGCAGCAGTTTGTTTTACGTCTGCAGATAAACAACCGTATGAAGCTGATGAGTGATGCAGCAGGCTTGGCTAAAGAGGGCAACCTTCCTCTGCAATGGATCGTCAATGAGTTGCGACAGGTAACAGGCTCACTGCGTATGCCAACAGAGACCATTATCCCTATCGTTGACCAAACAGGGCGTTTTAAAGATACCAAGAAAGCGTTTCGTCAGGTTCACCCAGTGACTATGCAAGAACTATGTACCTTTCCTTTGTGGCAGTTGACGGTTAGCCGTTTAGACCCTGATAACTTCGATGATATGGGTTGTATGGGGCGCCCATATATGGACGCTTCCCGCGGTATTTGGGGCCAAAGTTGCCATTGCCGCCTCGATCTTTATTGCAGGGCAATGCCTACATAATGGTGTTGTATATATATGGGATACATACGTCAGTTAATTTCTACCCCTCCAAACGGTTAAGCTCTCATTCCAAACTGTCCTTAAATGGCGACCGAGCCCCTGAACTTTCAGGGGCTTTTTTCGTTTATAGGCAAAGGAAATCTCATGATTAAGTCTCACCTCACGGCTAGTGTTGTACTGGCGCTTTCATCCTCAGCACCCCAAGGTGTGATTCATCTACTTTCTGACGCTGTAAAGGTGGATACCTCAAATAAACGCAGTGTCGTCACCATTACCCGAACCGGAAAATTTTGTGACCCACGATACGGTGAGTTTGAACTGACCCAGCAGATGTTCGATTCCATGATCAAAAACTTCAACGCTGGAGTTTATGGCCAAGAAATCAATATCGATATTGCACACAAGCCAGAAGATGGCGCTGGGGCGGTGGTAAGACGTTTATTTACCGACCGTGGACGTTTACGAGCAGAGGTGGAGTGGTACGAACTCGGCATCAATAAAGTCACCAAAGACGGTTTCAAATACTTGTCTGCCGAAATACATCCTAATTATGTCAGCAACGAAGCCGGAGAGAACGGCCAGTATCCAGAATTTGGTCCAACGCTCTTAGGTGCAGGTTTGGTCACCCGACCATGCATTAAGAACCTGGACAAAATCGAACTTAGTGAAGCCAGCCTTCACGAATGCCCAACCTATCTTTCCGAGTCTCTAGCTAATAAATTTTCTGAGGAACGTCAAACCATGTGGACCCAACTAATTGCGCTGTTTGAAAAGCAGCTGAAAGGTTTAAAGCTGTCGGCTGAGCAACACACAGCGATGGTTAAACTACTTACTGATTCACTGACAGGTATCAGTGATGAAGCACAAGCGAAAGTGTTAAGCGAACAACTTGAAGGCATTGCCAAGCAGCTGTCTGAATCTGGTAATTCATCTGTGCCGGTGATCAACCTAAATGGTAGCTCATTAAGTGAAGCTGATGTCGTGCGTATTCTTGGCGAACAAGCCACTAAAACAGCCCAAGCTCAAGCCGAGAAAAAACAAAAGCTCGATGCTAAAGTGAAAATCTTTACTGATGCGATCGATAAAGCCGAAGGCCTTAGCGACGAAGTGAAGAAAGAACTGAAAGAAACTCAAGACCTGATCACGGTTGAAATGTCTGATGAGCAAGTGACCAAACTGGCTGAAAACCAAATTGCTCATGGCAACCAAAAAATGGTTTCTATTCAGCTAAGCGAAATGGGCTTTATGGGCTCACCAACTGGTTCAGTGGTTCAAACTCCAGACCAACAACGCGAAAGCTTACAGCTACAAGAACAAATTCACGCTAACTTACGCAACACCAATACTTATGCGTTAGGTCAGTTACACCTTACTGAAGAGAAAAACCTGCCTGCGTTCTGTCGTCAGGTACTTGCAGAGTTTGACCGCCAAAACCACCGCCGTATTCATGCTGAGCGTCTAGTTCTGGCGGGGCAAGGTGGCGCTAATGTTATGTCTGATTCTGAATTGCCAGTATCAGTTCAACGTGAAGTCATTCGTGAAGCTCTCTCTGATCTCAATGTTCTGCAGCTGGTGCAAACACTGACAGATTTCAGTGCGTCAGCAACCACTCAAATTCCATACGAAAGCCGTGATGTTTCCGCCATTATGGGTGATGGCATTGTGTTTGAGCACGGTACCATTCCAAAAGTGAAAAACTCACAGCGCATGGATTTGGCTTACGTATTACCAATGAAAGTCGCGTTTGAAGTCTCGAACGAGCTCATGCATTTTTCCAAGTCCTCAGCCATTAACTGGGATGCTTGGGGCCGTAACGTAGCAACAGCTAGCCGCATCATCAAAGAGATGGTTGCACGTCGCATCGTCAATGCGATGCAACGCGTCGCTGACTCGTACTTAGCTGCAGAGGTGAACGGTGAAGTAATCACTGCTCAGCTGCAAGATTCGTATGAATTCAAAACAGCACAGTTCCCAGTAGTAGCGCCGCATCAGCAATACGATTTGCAAGGCAACACCGTGGGTACAACAGAAAACCCAATGGTGCTCACCATCGATGCAACGCAAATTAAGCCATTTGATGGAACAGGCTCTCAGGCCGCAGGCACTTACTACATCGTTACCTCATACAACCTAGGCAAGTTCGTGTTGGTTGATGAATCTGGCGCGTTGAAGTCTGTAACCGCTGGCGCTGCGTCTATCAGCTATAGCTACGCAACAAACATCGTCAAAGTGGACAGTGATATTCCAGATGGCGTAACGCCAGAGAAGCACTACAACAAACTATTGCAGGCGATTGGCCGTCGTAAAGCCATCATGAAAGACGATCGCTTTATCACTCCTGACTTCCTATTGATGTCACACACCTTGAACGATACCTGTACCAACGCAGAACAGTTCGTCGCATCGATGAAACGCAACGGTACCGACACCAATGCACAAGGTGATCTGGAAATGGTGAAAGCGCTACCTGCATATTCAACTAACGCTCCAGCAACGCATCTGGGCGATGAACGTATCATCATGGGCCAAAAAGGCGCTATGGCTTACTCAGTAGTGAAACCTTTCACTTTGAGCGACATGCAAGAAGCGCGTGATGCTAATGGTCAGTTGAAAGGTGGTAAGGAAGCGTACGGTGAAGAGTACAACGCAATTCACTGTCCTAAACCAATTCGTAACCGCTTTACCAGCGTACTGTTCTATTCAGCGACAGGTCGATAGAGCGAGCCATTGCCCCGTTACTGTAAATGCAGTTTCGGGGCCTTTTTGCTAACCAATTTAAGGTAATAAATCATGCCAATCATGACTGCATACACAAACAATACCAAGCAAGCCGTTAATATCGGTGGTCGCACTGTTAATCCTGGTGAAACTCGTGAAGTGGATGCGCGCTTTGTTCCTGCAGCTGCCCAAGTAAACCGTGGGATCATCATTCTCTACATCAACTTCAGCATTACGCCTAAGTACTTTGGTCAAACAGTCGTGCAGCCAAACGCTGCAGCACGTTTACCAATTATCCATTTTGAAAATCCAAATAAAGCGGATGCCGGTGCATTCCAGGATAAGATTTTCGAAGAACTCCTAACGAAGAAGATCGACGAAATTAAGCCTTTCTTTTCCGAGTTAACGGATGAAGAACTGGCTCGTTTATCAGAGCTTGAAGCTACTGACCAGAAACGTAAGGGACTACTCAGCGGTATTGATGAAGAGTTGGCCACACGAAAAGCTGAGCGAGACTTAACGCCTGAAGCTTTCGCCAAAACGCTAGAAGGTAAGGACGAAAGCGACTTGCAAGTTGAACTGCTCGCAGCGGGTGACAATGAAATGAAACTCAAAGTTATCCAGGAAGCTTTGTCCAAACTTAAAGAGCAACAGTAAACCCGCCAATCATAGCCCGGACTAGCTTCGGGCTTTTTTCTTAAGGAGTCTCTATGTGGGATAAAGTTAAATCACTCATCGCAGATGCAGCACCTTTGGTTGGTAGCTTGATTGGTGGTCCAGTAGGTGGCGGTGTTGGTGCCTTGGTGGCGAATGCTCTAGGGGTGGAACATACACCTGAAGCGATTGAAGCTGAAATCCGCCGCAATCCTGACGCGTTACTCAAGATCACGGAAATGGAAAGTGAAGAGCGTATTCGGTTACGTGAATTAACTTACCAGCAAGCTGAACTCGAAAGTACAGAGCGCAAACTTGCGCTAACCGAGCAGCATAAAACCATGCAAGCCGAATTGGCGAGCGACGACGCTTATGTTCGTCGTTGGCGCCCAACATTTGGCTATGCCGTTTGCTTAGCCTGGTCATCATTGTTCTTTGGTATTTGTCTGCTCATGATCATTCACCCTGAATACACAGAGCAAGCCTTTACCGGAGCTGCAAAACTCACGGGCTTATTCAGTGTGGCGTTAACCGTTCTCGGGCTGAACATTCACAAACGTTCGCAAGATAAACAAGTCTCCGCAGGTGTGGTGCCAGCAGGCGTGTTAGGGAGTATCGCCTCGACCATTCGCGGAGGTAGTAATGTCAAATAGCCCTGTATCACAAGGCGAGTTCCACTCTTTCCGTGTTGAAATGCGTGATTACATGAAGCAGCAAACCAACCTAATGAGCCAGATGGTTGAACTACAAACCAAGCACTCAAATTTGGAAAACCAGTTTGGGCGCTTAGATCGTGATTTCGATAAATTGGAAGAACGAGTAAGACCTTTAGAGCAAGGGCAGAGTGGTACCAATGAAAAGACCAAGTACAACCGTGATCTTATCTGGATACTGCTAGGCATCCTCGGCAGCGTCTGTACTTTCATGTTTAAAAATCAGGTGGGTTAACCATGCAATTAGCTACGTTAATAGACCGTCTAAAGAAAGCAATGATGGATAGCGCTGAACTTATTGAAGGCACTGAACAACAAATAGTTGAAATTGCCTTGTCTGATTTCAGCCGCTATCGACCGCATACTAAGGTCGCTACCTTTTCTCTCATGACAAACCAAATGCTCTATTTGGCACCGAGTGACATGATTCGAGTTCGAACTGTGTTGTATGGACAAAGCCAAAGGGCGAAGCAACCTTGGGAACAAGGGTACCCTCGTAACTTACCGCGCTTGTCTGTGATTGAAAGTGATGAAAACCAGAAGTGGGTGCAACTTTCTCATTACCCATCTGAATCGGTAGTGATGAGCTGTGGTCGCGACTTCTCATACACCTACTACGGCAGCCGTAAAATTGTTAACGATGCCATTTCTGTAGATGTTCAAGATGAATCTCTGCTGCTTCTTCGCTGCATTGCTGAAGCGGTGAAATACATTGCGGTTCATCAATTGAATAAAACTGTCTCGGTGCGTAATAGTGTGGGTGGTGAAGCTAAGAACGGAACGCCAGCAGCTATTCATGAGCAGCTGATGACACAGTTTGAGCGGCAGGTGAAAGATGCGTGAGTTAAGTGTTGAGCTACATACGTCAGTGCTTGATGAGGCGTTCAAATCTGCTCCAGATATTCTAAATAGACATTTGAAAGCCGGCATTAGTCATGCTGGCTCAATTGTTTCTCGAGCAGCCAAAGAAGAAGCACCAAAAGCTGAAAGCACATTAACCCATTCAATTCGTTCCAATGTCGTAGGCGAACTGCAACGCATGATCACCAGCTCACTGCGTTACAACGCTTTTGTTGTACAGGGAACCGATGCCCAAGGAATGCCACCTGTTCAATCAGTTCTTGATTGGGTTCGAGTCAAACGCATTCAGCCCAAACACCCAAAAGCCGATCAACGAGATTTGGCTTTTATGATTGCTCGCTCTATCGCCAAGAACGGCACCCAAGGCAATGACTTCTACGACCGTGCCGCAGAACAAACTCAAGACCAAGTCGCTGATATTCTCAAGCGTTCGGTGAATGACGGTTTGCGAGCTGCAGGTTTTCAACTCTAGGAGAGCAACATGCCACAACCTATGCCCAATGAAATATTGGAAGGCATTAAAAGCGCTTTTGAAACTCGTTATCCAGCTCGCACTGTAACTCGCAACTGGCAAGATAGAAGCGCATATAAAAACGAAGAGTTAAAGCCTGGCATATTAACGCTGGTTTATTCCGGTGAAAGCCCACTTGGGGATGTGTACAACACCAGAATGAATTTCATGGTGATTGGCCGTATTTACTGTGGAAAAGACGCAGCTGGTATCGATGTTGAAGATGCAGAACTCAATTTCTTAAAAGAGTGGCGATTGTTTTGTTCCTCGTCGGCCGCAGGCAATATTTCTATCCAGAAAGTGATGACATCGCAGCAACAAGAAAAACCGGATGGTTGGTTTATCTGTGAATGTGTGGCTGGCCCGTATGACTTTGGCGGTGAAATAGATTGGTTGCCAGAAGGACCAGAAGAAGTACCGGCTGAAATACATGTTGGACTTTCGCCAGATATTGGCAATGAAGAGAACTATTTTACATTGTCAGATTTGGAGCCAGAAGAGAATGCATGAGTTTACTCAGTCTCAACTGGTGCGCTTAATTTCTCAGATGATCCAAATCGGTACCATCGTGGAAGTTCAGGCTAAACCGCTCCGCTATAAAGTTCAGTTCACTTCTGACTTAACTACCAGTTGGATTCCATCAGATGTTGGTCATGCCGGTGCGGTGAAAGATTTTGCACCTCATCAAGTGGGGGAGCTCGTTCTGGTTGTGAAGGAATTCAATACTCAGGGCGGTGTGATTGTTGCCAGCCTGAACCAGAACTCAAAAGACCAACCGAAAGATGATCTCAATCTGTTCTATCGGGAGTTTCCCGACGGTACTTGGTTGCAGTATGACATGGGCAGCAAAGTTCTGTCTGGTTCGGTGGCAGGTAAAGTCAATCTCGATGCTGAAATCGAAATTCGATTAGCTTCTCCCAGGATAAAATTGATTGGTGACATCGAGCATGACGGTAAACAAACCTCTACTGGTGATATCTCGTCATCCGCTGGAAGTATTTCTGCAGCTATGAATGTTTCAGCCGGACAAAATATTTCAGACAGTGTCCGTTCAATGGCAGAAGACCGAGATATTTACAACAACCATGATCATCAACACGGTGACCCAGTCACGGGTAAAGCCAACCAAAAGCAGTAGGTGAATGATGGCAACAGGAATTAATGAAAATACCGGCTTACTGATAACCGCTGCGGCAGAACGTAAGCAACGTCTGAATCGTTGCTTTAAAACTCGCAGAGGTTCTTTACCGCTTAACCGTGCCTATGGTTCAAACTTGCCGGACAGAGTGGATAGAAATATCACGCCCGATTTAGCTATCGATATTTATGCCGACGTGGCTGACGCTATCGCTCACCCTCCAAACGGATTCACTGACGAGCTAAAACTAGTGAAAACTTGGCTAGAGTACGGAGAAAATGAAGTGACGTTATCTGTGGAAGTTGAGCTACTTTTTGACGGCTCCATCGAAGAGATTTCGGGGTTAAGCTTGTGAACCAAATTGAAATATCACAACTACCACCACCTGAAATTGTACAGCAGTTGGATGCGTCTATTCCTCGTGACCGCATGTTGGCTCGTTTTGCTGAGCTTATGGCTACCAATGTACCTAAAGCAGGGGATCCGCTTTATTTTGCGTTTTCGGCAATGGGGGAAGAAGTTACCCGAGCTCGCCAAGAGTTCCAGGATATTTCATTGGAAAACATGGTGGCCTACGCGACAGGCAACAACTTACAACGCTTAGCCGACTGGCGCCCAGTAGAAAAATTCGATACCGAAACGGATGATGAGTTTCGCCGTCGAGTTCAAATGGCTCCAGAAAGTTTCTCAACCGCAGGCCCTGATGGCGCTTATATTTTCCATGCTTTAGCTGCAGATGAAGATGTTCAGGATGCATACCCTGATAGCCCAGACGGTTTCATCGTCGATTTATACATACTTAGCAGAACGGGTGATGGCACTGCACCACAAGCTTTGCTTGATAAGGTAAACAGCTATGTTAGCAAGGACAACCTAAGACCGTTGAACGATAAGCTCACTGTTAAATCGGCAGTCATTAAACCTTATGTGATTGAAGTTGAGCTTACGTTGCCAAATGGTCCAGGTGAAAGTGAAACTATCACCCAAGCAACCAAACGACTACAGAGTTTAGTCACTGAGACACACGTTCTTGGTGGGCAAGTTTCTCTGTCTTTGATTAACGCTGCAGCTCACGTTCAAAGTGAAGGCTCAGATTCCAATGTGAGTTTTCAGCCCGTCATCGATGTCAATATCCTTCAACCTGCAGCTTCAGTGCTGTGTGCTATGACAGAAGCACCTTACTGTACAGACATCATCGTTACTCAGGCAGGTGCTGTGTAATGACATCGGTATTCGTTAGCAAGTTGCCACCATCAGCATCGAAGATGGAACGAGTGATGGAGCAAGTATTCTGGGAAGAACTGGCTCTTATTGAACGCGACATTCGCAATTTTTACGCCCCATATCAGTGCCGAGTCGATTTACTCCCGTATTTAGCCTGGGAAATGAGCGTTGACTATTGGGATGAGAATTGGAGCGAGCAAACCAAGCGCGATGTTATTGCTGCTTCTAACCCGATTCACACTACCAAAGGGACCCGTTACGCTCTGGATAAAAGCATCGAATCTATTCGAGATGATGGTTTGAGCGTTACAGAATGGTTTGATGACGAAGCGAACTTAGCCCCTGGTTTTTTCCGAGTTAACTTGGAGGCTCGTAATTCCGATATCGATGAAAACACGGTACCGCAAATCTATACGGCAGTGAATAACGCCAAAAATACACGCTCTCATTTAGAGAGTATTTCTATTACTAGTCAAATCCAGAATCCTATCAATATTGGTGTATTGAGCCGAATGGGCTTAGCGATTCGCTCTGGCCCATGGCGAACCGAAAACATTGTTAGCTCAGTTAATGTTGAGCATGTCAGTTTTGTTCGCCTTGGTATGATCATTCGATCTGGCGCATTACCCTTGGAGTTAGAATGAGTATTCCAGAATCTGCGCTGAACTATGGTTCAATTCTCACCTTGCTAGGTGAAAATGCAGAAGTTAATGGGAAGCTGAATAATAAGTCGATTACCTTCACTCATATTGCTATTGGTGATGGTAACGACCAGTATGTTCAGCCTTCTAGAACTCAAACGACATTGGTCAATGAAATTACTCGCATTCCAGTAACAGGGATGGAGAAAATTGAACCATCAGAAGAGGGCGGTATCCCTCAGTTAAAAGTTTGGGCAAAAATTCCAGATAATATCGTTGATGTCGCTGTGCGGGAGTTTGCTGCGATTGCGGTTTATGATGGCAATTCCTATCTCCATGCTGTTGGCAACTCGGTTCGTATTCCAATTTTGTCCGGTGTTAACAATGGCGGGGAAGTGAATGATATCTACATTGAGATGACGTTTGCCGTAACGTCTTTGGATCCCATCATTCAGATTGACCCAACAATCGTGACGGCAACACGTAAATATGTGGATGATAAGGACAAGACGCATACTGATGATCCAGATCCGCACCCACAGTACGCCATTTCAGCAAGTTCACAGTTCCAACCTTACGACGCGGCGCGTATCTACTCGGTAGGTGAGGTTTGCTACACCAAAGACGAAAACGGAAAAGTTAGCTACTGGGAATGGTACTCAAATGTTGAGTCGTTAGCGGGTAAAGACCCACTAAACTCAGCGAACCGAAGAATAGGGTGGACTGATGAGACAAAACCGTTCTACTGGATACCTCACTCGTCAAAAATACCAGGTGAAATTATGGCTTGGGACGCGGATAACATTCCAGAAAATATGGTAGTTGGGATGGGACAGCAACTGCCAACAGCCGTGTACTACTCACTTGCACAAGCAAGACCTAATTGGGTTGATGAAATTGATAGTACTCTAATCAATATTCCTGATCGGCAAGGTCGATTTACCCGCGGAGCTGATGGAGTTAATTGGCTAGTTGGTCAAACACATGAAGATGGTATTCGTAACATTACTGCTACCATTACTGGGACTTCTACTGAGGGAGTCAATTTTCTCGCACCAAGTCAAGTATCTGTTGATGGAGCTCTTTATCTTGCTGATGAGATAACTTCAAATGTGAGTGGCAATATAGGGAATATTGGTTCTAATACGCTAGTATTTGATGCGTCCTTATCCGTGCCAACAACAGATGAAAACCAGCCGAAAGCATACATTGAATGGGTAGGTTACGCGCTATGATTGAACTCTATTACACATATAACAAAGATACGTTGGAAGTGAATCAAGGTGGTGTGTCTACAACTAAGCATTCCAAGATTCCAGAATATCCAAGAAATGCGCTTCTCGTGAAGCCATTAGAGCCTAAAGAGGGCTTTGTGGTTCGCGTATGTAAGTTTGAAAATGGACGACCAACCTCAACCGAGTACGTCGTAGACCATCGTGAAAAAAACATTTATAACAAAGTCATTCCACTTGAATCAAAACAAGTGAAAGACTTGGGTGAGATTGAAGAGGGTTGGACACTAACCAAACCAGCACACCGATACGTCACTTGGAGCACTGAGCTAGACGATTGGCAAACCGATACCCAAGCCAAATATGAATCTGAAGTTCAGCAAGTAGCGAACACTCGCGAAAGTCTTTATGTGCAGATGGTTGATCGTTTGAACAACGAAGCCAAAATGATTCGTCGTGTTGAAGGGAACGAGGCTAAAGCAGCTGAATATGAAGCGCAGGCCGATGCAGCTTACAAGAAGATTAGAGCGGATAACCCTTGGCCTGAACTGCCAGTTTAAATAACCCCTCCTTTTCACGTCTTTAACCCATAAACTTAAGAAAACAGTGCCGCTGAAGGTGAGTTTCTAACAACAAAGGAACTACACCATGACCTTTAAACATGGCATCTTTGGAGTAACCGACAACAGTGGTGTGCGACCAATGCAAATGGCCGACACGTCTTTTGCTGTTGTTGTGGGTACCGCTCCAGACGCAGATGCAGAAACTTATCCTCTAAACAAACCCGTTCTTGTGGCAGGTAACATTCACAAAATCGCTAAGCTCGATATGGTGGGTAACAACGCAGGCACTCTGCCGGATGCACTCGAAGCCGTCTACGACCAAAAGCGCTGTGCTATTGCGATTATTCGCGTTGAAGAAGGCGTGGATACTGCGGCTACCATCCTCAATATCATTGGTGGTGTCGACCCAGTAACGGGAGCAAAGTCAGGCATTGAAGCCATTCTTGATGTGCAATCTATTACGGGTAAACGTCCTCGTTTATTGCATGTACCTGATTTCTTAAAAGAACAATCAGTACTGACCAAGTTACTACCCATCGCCACTCGATTGCGCTGCAAAGTGTTTGGTGAATGTCCGGGAACCACTTACGAAGAAGCGGTGGCTTATCGTCAGTTATGGGGAGATAAACGCTTAGAGCTATTCTGGCCACGCATGAAAAATGCCGAAGGTCGTTTGGTGCCAATGAGCTCGTACATGCTCGGTTTGGAAATCCAAAAAGACCAGGACCCGAACTACGGCTACAGCGCCTCAATCTCCAACCTAAAAATCAACGGTACCTTGGGTACTGAAATTCCAATTGATTATGCAGATGGTGATACCAACTGCATGGCGCACTTACTGAACGAAAACCAAATCACCACCGTGATTCTCGATGACGGCTACCGTTCTTGGGGTAACTTGAGCTGTAGTGATGATCCTAAATGGCAGTTCAATTCGCATGTGCGTGTCAACGACATGATTCTGGACATGATCACAACCAGCTTGAAATGGGCGCGTGACCGTAAAATCTTGCGTACTTTCGTGGAAGACGTGACGGATTCCGTTCAGCAAGGGCTTGATGGTGAAACCCGAGCAGGGCATCTATACGGTGCAACCGCTTGGGCCGACCCTGATTTAAACCCGCCGGAATCCATCATTGCGGGTAATTTCTATCTGGATTACGACTTCACTCCTCCTGGTATCGCTCAAAACATCACGGTCACCAGCCACTTCATTAACGATTACGCCGACGTAATCTTCGAGTAAGGAATTCCCATGGAACGCAGACCACCAAAAGTGCTCGCCGATTATGCCTGGTTTCAGGATGGCGTTGGCTTAATAGGCTTAGTGCCAAAAGTGAAATTACCACCGCTGAACAGAGAGGTGGAAGAATACATTGCTGGCGGTATGGCTGGCTCAATCAAAATCGATATGGCAGCTCTGGCTCCAGAAGATATCGAAATCACCATCGCAGAAATTAATGCATCTACCATCGCTATGTTTGGTTTAACCAATGGCTTGGAAAAGCCGTTTGTTTTCCGTTCCGCGCTGCAAGGTCAGAATGGTGTTGAATCTTTTACGGTAAAGGCAACTGGTCGAGTTTATGGGCTGGATATGGGCGAGTTTGAACGTAAAAAACTCACAGAGATGAACTGCAAAATTACCTGGACAACTTACACCATTTTGCAAGGCGGTGTTGAACTGCTGCATATTGATATTCTTGGTGGTATCGAGCGTGTGGGTGGTGTTGATCTTCGAGCAGACATTAACAAAGCATTGGGTATTTAGGAGTAACCATGTATCAACCAATTGAGATTACACTGCAAGTGCCACAAAAGCTGGATGATCAGGTAAAAACATCTGTCACTATGCGACCGCCAACAGCTAACGATGTCATTCTGGCGCAGAAGAACAGCCGCTTGGCTCATAACGGTGAATTTTATGATGATAACGTAGAGCATGAAGCGCATTTGTTTGCCAACCTGACGAACACGACCCGCGAGTTCATTGGTAGCTTAGCGCAATATGACTACCTGCAACTGCAAAAGGCGTATGACTGTTTTTTGTTACCACTCCCGAGACATGCCGCTCAGTCTGCATTGCTATTTCCAAGTTCTGCGGCGGAATCTCACTCGAAGAGCTCCGACGATTAACCATAGCGGAACTGTTCGACTGGCTCACTGAGTGCAAAAGGCTCAGTGAGTTGAAAGACGAAAAAGAGGACTAACAATGGCAGACAACAAAGCATCTGTCGGGATTGGTGTAGAAGCTCGGGTTGACAGGTCTGTCTCCCGAGCTTTTGACGATCTAGAGCGCCAGAATCAGCGCCTAGGCAAAAGCAATCAACGACTAAAAAACGAGACCACTAAGCTCGGCAGAGAAAACCAACGCACAGGCAGAACCGTTACTCGTACTGGTAATGGCTTCATCAATGCGGGTAAGAAGGTTCGTAAATACACCCAAGATATTGGTGCCGCAATTAAGAAAAGCGACATCATGCGGCGCAGTGTCGAAAAGATGGATGAAGGCCTTGATAGCATCGGCAATAAGTGGACTGCACTAGCAACAGGAGCCGCAGGGACAGGTTCAGCCGTTGCGGTTATGGGCTTAGAAGAACGCTATGAACGCTTAGGTATTCAGGCGGGCAAAACCAAAGATGAAATGGCGACGCTGCGAGCTGAGATGTTTGCCACTTCTCAGCAAGCGGATGTTCGTGTAGACCAAAGCGAAATGCTTTCTGCAGTCGAAAAGATTGTAGAGAAGACCGGTGATCTCAAGTTCGCTCAGGAGAACATGGCCAACATCGGTCGTGTTATGCAGGCGACAGGTGCTGCTGGTGTTGATGTCGGTGAAATGTTCGCAGACATGTCGCAAAAGTTCGGGCTGAAGAATAGTGAAGATGTGCTGTCCGCAATCGATACTTTAGTCGTTCAGGGTAAAGCCGGTGCATTCACATTGCAGAACTTGGCGGCTGAAGGTGCTTCTGTATCTGCAGCTTATGCTGCCATGGGAAGAACAGGGCCAAAAGCCGTTCAAGAAATGGGTGCCATGCTGCAGATATCTCGCATGGGTTCCGGTTCTGCAGCTGAAGCGGCCAGTGCGATGGAATCTGTTCTGGCAGACATCACTTCCAACTATGAAGACATCGAGAAGCTTGGCATCGAAGTCTTTGATGAAGAAGCACTAGCGCGAGGAGAAAAGAAATTCCGCGACCTACCTTCAATTGTCAAAGAGATCATGGAAGCCACAAACTCCGACATTACCGAATACAGCCAACTGTTTGGTGATGAAGCCATGCGCTTTATGAAAGTGCTCTCTAGTGAGGACGGAAAAGCCTCGTTCGATTCTTTCTTGTCTATCAGTGGCGATGGTACCGCGGTTCTGCAGGATTCTGCTCGAGCAGCTCAAACCGCGAACGCAGCCATGATGACATTGAAAACCGCATGGATGAGCTTCGCCGATGAAAAACTGGCAGAGCCGATCGCAGACCTTGCCGATGCAATCAACAGCATCGAACCTGAAAACCTCAATAAGGCATTAACCGGTGCAACAGCATTAGCGGGAACACTTGGCGCTGTATGGGCAGGGCGCAAAGCTTACAAAATGGGCAAAAGCGTAGTTGATTTTGTACGAGGCCCCAAAGGAGGAGGAGCAAATGTACCAGGCTTACCAAGTGGTGAAGTGTCTAATGTTTATGTCACCAACATGCCAGCAGGCGGCTTTGGTGGAGGAATGGAACGGGGAAGAGCGCGCAAGCGTGGTAAACCACGTACACGTTCAATGCCTGGCAGGACGCTTGGTAAGCTTGGAGGTTTAACTCGTAAGCTGCCTTATATTGGCGCGGCTCTTGGTGCTCTCGATATTGGTTCAACACTGATGAATGATTCACTCTCAAGCAAAGAGAAATCTCAGCAGGTAGGTGGAACCGTAGGAAGCATGGGTGGCGCTATGGCTGGCGCGTCTCTTGGTGCTGCAATGGGTTCGTTTGTGCCTGTTATTGGTACTGCTATAGGCGGTATAGCCGGTGCATTAATTGGCGGTATGGGTGGTGATTCACTAGGCAGTTGGATTGGTGGGTTGTTTGGTTCAGATAGGTCCAAACCCGGTGACGCAGTGAAAAAAGGTAATGCGCAAAGTGCTCTCCAATTAACTCAAACAGCAAATAGCACGGCAAGAACGCTCAACAGTTCGTCCAATAGCAACGCACCGGCACAGATAAACTTCAACCCTGTTTTCCATGTTCAAGGCAACGCCAGCGATGAACAAATCGATAAGCTAGAGAAGATGGTTGTACGAGTGGCCAAGCAGATGGAAAAACTGGATGTTGGCGGTCGCAATGTACGCTTTGCAGATTCATAAGGAGAACCCATGGCAGATGTAATGATGGCACTGGGTGAATATCGCTTCAGTATCGATACCGCCGCTCTGCAAAGCATTAGTGAAACCTACGCTTGGCGATGGGCGGATAAGAATTTGGCGGGTCGAAAACCCCGTTCGCAATTCATAGGTGGAGACTTGGCCACACTGCGTTTTGAAGGAACCATTTATCCGCATTTTCGCGGTGGCTTAGGGCAAACCGATAAGATGAAAGCGGAAGGGGATAAAGGCAAGCCGCTGCGCATGATTGATGGTTTAGGCCGAGACTGGGGCTTATGGACAATGCGAACGCTGGAAGTCAACAAAACCAAACTCTTCACCAAAGGCGTGGCGCGTAAAATCGAGTTCACCATCGAGATCAAAGAGTATCCAGATAAGGAATAGCCATGACCAAGTACATCACAAAAGAAGGTGACCAAATCGATGACATCGCATACCGCTATTACGACGGTATGCCAGGAGCATATGAAGCCGTGCTAAAAGCCAACCGAGGACTTTCGGCATTGCCACATCCATTGGCGGCTGGAGTAGAAATAGAGCTGCCTGCTCTCGAGCAACCGGCACAAGAAGAAGAGATCAGCTTATGGGATTGAACAACTACAAAATCGTCGCAAACGGTAAAGATATAACCCCAACCATTCGCGATTTCTTTGTTCGTTTGGTTATCAATGACGCAGCGGGTATCGATAGCGATAGCTTTGAACTGGTACTGGCCGACGATGGCAAAATAGCGTTCCCTCGCAATGAAGCCACCATGCAAATCTACACAGGGAAAGATGACAAACACTTGGTGTTCAGGGGCAGTTACACCGTTAACTCAGTAAAACTGCGCAGTCCTGAAAAACAAATTGTGCTCTCTGGCGATGCTGCGAACCTAGGCGGCAGTTTTAAAACTCAGCGTGATTACACCTGGCAAACAACCACACTGAAAACTCTGGTTGAAACGGTGGCACAACGTAACGGCTTAACGCCTTCAGTGTCTGCCGAATATGCCAATACCACAATTGAACACTACATTCAGGCAGGCCAAAGCGATGCTGATTTAGTGACAGAACTGGCAACCGAGCACGGCGCCACTATGAAAGTGGCAAATAAAAACCTCGTCTTTTTTCCTCGCGGAGACAACCAAAGCGTAAGTGGTAAAACCTTACCAGCGGTAGCAGTGCATTTAACCGATGAGACAGAAGCAGAAATCACTCTGGAAGGAACCGGAAAGTTTCAGTCGGTAGAAGCGTACTGGCAAGCTGTAACCGAAGGGCAAAAACAAGTTGTGCGGGTGGGGGAAAGCACAGGCAAAGTGAAAAAACTCAGCAAGGTGTACCCAGCAGCAGCGGCAGCAAAGGCAGCTGCTCAGTCTGCTTTGTATCGAGAGCAGTGTGGTGATTACAAACTCACACTAGACGAAATGCCATTTATCTCCGGCATACAGGCCGAGCGCAACATCCTGCTATCTGGACACACCAGAAAAGAGTTCAACACTTACTGGATGTGCCAAAGCGTAAGAGAAGTATTGGATGAGAATGGGCATGTACTAAGCGGTGAGTTTGTTATCCCCAAACAGGATGTTGGGGATATACCGAGGTTGGTGTAGTTAGTTATAAACTAGTTAATAATCTATTGTATTAGTCTTCATCTGTGAGTTTGAGGATTTCATAGAGTTCGTTAAAACAATACTCATCGTGAAAGTTAACTCTTTAATATTATCAGTGTAGAATAATTCACTATTTTATAAACTACGGGTCTCTTTATGAAAATTGGATATACTTTTTCGGTTGTTTGTGCAGTGATTTTATTTATATCAGGCTGTGAGCAATCGGAGACTACTAGCCAAGAAACCGCTCTACCTGTTTATCTCTTTCTTGGACAGAGCAATATGGTTGGGATGAGATCTGTTGCTGCTGATCTTCCTAAGGATATGCAAAAGCCGAATGAAAATGCTCTTATCTTTAAAGATGGCAAGTGGACGTCAGTTTCCCCATCCTCTTTTGAGGTAAAAGGATTCGGTCCAGAAGTTTCATTTGCGCATGAAATAGCTAAGAAAGAAAAGGTCGGCATAATCAAAGTATCGGCTGGAAATACTAAGCTAGCACTCGAATGGAATTCTAGGAATAAAGGCGCTCTTTACGAAAAAACCATCTCTGAAATCAAATCAGCAGAAGGCACTAGGAAAATAGCAATAAATGGTGTGATGTGGATGCAAGGTGAAAGTGACGGGTTCGTAAAAGAGCATGCAGAAGCCTACAAGCATAATCTTGAAGCCTTAATTAAAAATTTAAAACAAGCTACTGGTAATGAGCACCTGACATTTTCTGTTTGTCGAGTAACCTCACCAGAGTCTTTCGCAAAGTATACATCAATGGTCAGAAATGCTCAGGAAAGTATACACGAGCCTGGATACAGGTGGTTTGATTGTGATGGGCTAACGAAGGGGGCAGATAACCTACACTATGATACAGATGGTATTATAAAATTAGGAGAGTTGTTCTATTACTCGATTGCAGATTGACAAGTGGGGCTAATAGCCCCCCTTTCTTACAGTCTTTGAATTCAATATTAGAAATTACTGTTTGCTCTTTTCTGTCGGCTAGGCAGTGTTCGGCACGAACAGTGACGCCTTCATTCCACTGCATCTCAATTGTTTTTTCATAACCAACCTCATTTGATTTATGGGTTGAGCATGGCGTTTTTATTCAATTCGTTCAATAACATGATGCTGCCTTATTACGATAATGTGTTCTAGCTCATTCAGAATGGTTAGTAATACTCGACATTTTACTGATGGTTGTTATTTGTGATGTCGGTTCAATTCGTGATATTGAATCCACAACCGAAATAATGTCTTGATTTCATATTCTCAGTTAAAGATACTGTATGTGTATACAGTGGTTTTCGGAGTAATGATGGAACAGGTTCGAGATACAGAAAAAGAAACGCCAGAGCAGATAGTACTTGCCCTGGCGTTGGAAAAATTAGCTTGTATTGCTCGTTCTAAAGAGTTTCAGTCCTTGAGTACATCAAAAGAAGTTTCTATGGCTGAAGATATTTCTTCTTCAGATAAACCAAGCTTCTCCGCTTGACGGTAAACAGCAGTAATCACACGAGCCTTTTGGTCTGCGCTTAAATTTTGCTTACTTTCTTCTTCACATTGCTCTACTAGTTTTACGACTGATCGCATCAAGTCTGTTGCTATTGGTACCGCATAGCTAGTTCCTTCTCCCATGTATACTCGTGGGAAGTACTGGATTTGTTCAGAAACGACAACTCTGCTGGAAAAGTTGATTAAATGTGAGTCTTCATGAACAAGAAGCGAATAGGTTCCTAAGTGACCTTCTGCAATTTGGTCCAAAACGTCACCAGCTAGCATTTCTGCCAAATATATTTCTCTTTCACTAAAGCTAGCCTTAAGAACGCTCGCTAGTTCCTCGCTTCCGGGACCAACGAGTACTTGGCATATAGTGTAATCATACCATTTGTCCTTAGATTCATACTGTCCTGGTAGTGATAGAACTAGTACTGTACGAGCTCCTAAGTTACATACGTAAACCTTCCAATCTTCATCCATAAGCAGCTGATCAACAGTGTCGGCCAGTCTTTCTGCTGACTGAATGTAATCAACACTATATGGGCTGCCACTTCCAGACAGTAACCAGTTGAGATTTACATTTTCAACACGACGAATGATGTTGAGTATTTCTGGACCAGGAATTCTTCCACCAAAAATTGAAGAAATAGACCCGCCAGTGAAACCCAGCGACTTTCCCCAAGGTGTTTGTTTTCTGTCACCTAGAACTAAATTGAGGCGCTCAACAAAAGAATTGGTCATATTTTCGGTTTTCCGGTCTTGTGTGAAACTAAAAAGTGATCTAATATCGTCTACATTGAATACAGTTAAACTAAAAAGTGATTTAATTATACAATGTATACACTATAACAACATGCTATCACGGCTCTTGCAGCCTAAAAAGTGATTTGATTATAGGTTTTTAGTTCAACACAAACGACGTAGGAAGGAGGTTGCTAGCTATGAGCAAACGAAAATCAGATGACAGTGTCATCAGTACCCGAGATCAGGACCTTAAAAATCGTCTACAGCGAATTGTAGAAATTGAAGATCGCAATATTGCACAAATGGTTCGGATTATGTTGCGTAAAGCTATTGAAGAAAAAGAGAAGGAGCTTGGTTTAGCACCTTTGGAAAAGGTGGCTTGATATGTTCGTAAATAATAAAAAACCGCTTACCAACGGCAATCAGTAAGCGGCCAGAGGTCTGTTAAAACAGTCATCTGTAGGGACTCAGAGCGAGGGTGCAACCTCTATGCTCACGGCTCAAACACCATTTCATCCTTACCGTAGATTGTAGCGCAGCCTTCTGAAAAACAAAACGTATTCGTTTATCAGGAGATTACGATGACATCAGTTATTGAAGCGGCTCTTACCTGTGAATTCCCTCAGGTTGTGAATGCCAGCTACAGCACGTTAAAGCAATTCAACAACACTGCAGAACTTGAACGTCTGCTGGGTAAGCGCCCGGGCGTTCTTCCTAATGAGATCAACCCTAATCAACATGGCCACAAATTTGGGCTGTTTGATGCTTTACGCCTAATGAAGCTAACGGGAGACATTCAAATCCTCCGCTCTATCGCTTCCGAACTTGGCTACTCGCTTTATTTCCTCGGTGATTATTCCGGCATTTCTGATGTTGAGCTGCTGAACAGTTATAGCCAATGGCATGCCGAAATCGGCGATGTAAACCGCGCTATTGCTGAAGCATTAGAAGACGGTGATATCGAACAACATGAATTCGAAAGAATTGAACGTGAATTACGTGAAACGTTTACGGCTGCTTTGGCGCTATTAGAACGTCTTCGTGCACTAGTTGTAGTGAATTAAGTAACGGCGAAGCCAACGGAGGTATGCCATGAATACTTTATCAACTCAAAATCTAAGTTCTTCAATCAATCTGTTTCTGCACTACTTCACTGAGCAGGAAGAGAAAAAGTTATTCAAAACGGTTAAGGAAACACAGGGCATTTATGCAAAGAGGGATTACTACTGGATGCTACTGATGCGAGAAACTGCGATTCGTTTAGGAGTGTTAGCAGGCCCAGATGCAGGTAAAGCACAACGTCACGATTTGCCTATGGTAGGGCTAACGGTTGGTGACGCTGAACGTAGTTTGCAAGAAGGCTATTTGGTTTACGACAGCATGAACGCTAAGAACCTTAAAAAACACCCGATCGCTTTAAACAAGTCTGCAACCAGTGCGTTAAGACACTTACTTAAAATTCATAAAGAAATGAGCGAAGGCATCGATTGGGAAACGCCGCGACTAGACCGTCCTCTTTTTCTTAGCCGGAACAATCAGGCGATGAGCCGCCGTTCTTTCCAACACCGTTTTACACAATGGTGCCGACTTGCCGAAGTACCTGCAGGTACACCGCACTGGTTACGCCATTCATGGGCAAAACGCTATCTAGAACGCACAACGTCACCAGATGCGCTGCGCAGAGTTCAAGCGGTGCTTGGACACACGAACCTTTCTACAACCTCGATCTATACGGCACCTGACCGTGAGTCTTTGGATTCAGCTATGAGAGAGGCAAGCACATGTTTTCGATAGGAAGTTCAGTAAAGCAGCAATGTGCTGAATCGGTTGTTCGTGGGGATGTTATCAATCTTTTAGGGCATGAATTCTGGGTGGTTGAAAAGTGCGAAGCACAAGGGCCAAACATGATTGTTAAGTGTGTTGGTGAAGATCCTTTAAGTATCAGTAAAGACAGAGTCGTTTCAGTTCGCTCGTATCGATAAGGGGATAAGGATGTACAAGGCTATGGCTAGGTTACAAGAAGCGGCAATGGATATGCGTAGAAAGGCGCTTGCCGCGGCACTACGCAATATCAACTTGCATGTATTTGGTGGAAGAGCGAATTCAAAGCGCTTGGAAGAGTACGTGGCAGAACGGATGAAGTTAAGGCCTATCGATATTCGTCTTTGGTGCTCTGGTGATGGAGTTCCTGAAGCTTATGTTGATGAGTTTTTATCGTTGTTGAATGAGAACTCTGATCTGCACCAGCAAGACTGGACACCTTGCTAAGCGACATATTGCTGTTCAAAGTTGACTGGGCTTAAATACCCAAGAGCACTGTGCCTTCTTGTCCGATTATAATCAACCTCTATGTACTCAAAGATCGTTTGACGCATCTCGCTTCTTGTCATGATTGGCTCATATTGAATGGCTTCAACTTTCATTGAATGGAAGAAGCTCTCGACACAAGCATTGTCCCAACAATTTCCTTTCCTACTCATACTTTGCTTTAGATTATAAGCGGCTATCTGATCTCTATAATCTTTAGAGCAGTACTGGCTACCACGGTCACTATGGATGATAACTTGTTCTGGGAAGCCCCGTCGGAACAACGCCATTGATAGAGCATCACTGACTAGTTTTGCAGTCATGCGAGTATCCATAGACCAGCCAATCACTTGTCTTGAGTAAAGGTCGATAATTACCGCCAAATACAGCCAGCCTTCACTCGTCGCTAGATAGGTGATATCACCAGCCCACTTCTGATTTGGGGCTGAAGCGTCAAAGTTCTGAGCAAGCAGATTCGGGGCTACAGGCATTTCATGCTTACTGTCTGTCGTGCATTTGAATTTTCGGGCAGCTTTCGGCGTTAAATTCTGCCGCTTCATACTGGCTGCAATGGTTTTTACGTCGTGCTCATCACCGTTATCAGCCAGTTCCTTTTGAATTCGTCTGGAGCCGTCTCGTGCCTTGCTGCTATCAAAAGCTTTCTTGACCTTACAATCAAGCTGTTGACGAAATGTCTCACGATTCGTTGTCTTGTGGCGGTGCTTAATCCAGTAATAAAACCCACTTCGTGAAACATCGAACACTTTAACCATACTGGTTATACGGAAGTTTAATAAGTGTTCGAGCATAAATTCATAGCAATCTATTTTAGATGCTTCGCGAAATAGGTGGCGGCCTTTTTTACGATTTCTAGCTCCTCTGCTTGCTCAGCAAGTAACCTTTTGAGCTTAGCGTTTTCAGCAGCCAGTTCTTTTTCTCGATTACTGGTGTTGGTATCTTTCTTCGAAGCCTTTCGCCATGCATAGATTTGAGATTCATGCAGCGATAACTGTTTTGCAGTGGCAGCCACACCAATCTTTTCAGCTAATTTAAGGGTCTCAGCTTTAAATTCAGGAGTGTGTTTGATTCTTGTATTCTTGGTTGTCAT